CCAATCCTGATCTGCCTGGAATTCTCTGCGGACGACTGGACATGCCTCAGGACATCTTCATTATTCGCAGAGCTGATCCCGTATTGGGTATGGAAGATGAGATGTTATATCGCATGTTTCAATCGGCTCTTGGTAGACGTATGTCATACGTAGATGGCATTTGGAGATTGAACGCGGATAATGTCACAGTAATCTATCGTGTTCGATCTCGGGATGAACCAAAAATGATCACAATCTTCGAATGGCCTGACTAATGGACATGGTTCGACTTACTGAACGTGAAACCAAGATATTGAACCGCTTAAAGCCAGTCTTGGAGCGGATGCAGTCAATGTGGGACGAAGGTAAAGAATTTATCGTTTTGTTACCGCCGGATGCGTTTCCTACTGCTAAGACTCTGTACGGTTGCAAAGTTCAGCATTCAAAGATTATCGATCAAGATATGATGTATCTATTGCCAGTTGGAGATGAATATAAATGGTCGACAACGAAACCCAGTTCAAACTTCCAGGAACGCGTCCCGCAGCGTTCGACAACTACATCAAGCGACGTAACGATATCTTGGAGTGCTTACGTGAAGGACTCACCGTTGAAACGACGGCTAAGAGGCTGAAGCGTGCTATCAGTTCTGTGTACACAGACATCACCAAGATGAAGACTGAAACTGGACATCGAACTACGTGGGGAGTGCTTATGTATGCAATTGAACACGGTTGGGTCGCATGTCCAGTTGGTAAGCACGAATCAACGGAGCGACCAACATGCGCGGAATAGATAAGAAGTCTATTCCGCAGCCTGATAACCTCCTTACTAGGTTCGCAGATCGACACCCTAAGTGGGATCAGCTTGACCGTTTCCTGTTCTCACTACCACCTGAACTACTATTTCCTCTACTCATTGTGGGAGCGATAGTGTGTGGTCTCATACTCAGAGCCAACTTTTAATAGATGTGGAAAGGGCCTCACCTCCGGGTGGGGCCTTTTTTCATGCCCAAATACAGGTAGACTCGGTGAATGGACTGCACCTTTGAACCTACTTGTAAGGGCAGCAAGGTTATCGGATTCGATTACTGCCCTCCACATCTCGACACGCCTAGAGGTCATCAACACGCACTGAATAGAATCTCGTCTGGGGCACTCTTCACAGAGGATGATCTCGACCAGGAGATTGCCAAGCGCACAGACATTCCAGAGAATGACTATCACACGTCAGCTCTAGAGAAGATGGACCGTGCGCTGACGGAGATTCTTGGCTTCACTACGCATACTCGCACGATGTTGTTCGATATTCCTTCCGGTGACTGGCGGTATCAGCACCGCACTGCGGGTGAGCAGGTCAGAATGGAAGTCGGACTCTACGAACGTGCTATGGATCGTGAGGCACGCGTACTCAAGGACGTTTCCAAGATGGCCTTGGAAGAGAAGATTGTTTCTCTCGGTAAGGCACAGACGGAACTGGTCATCCGAATCCTTATGGGAACCATCATGGAACTAGGGCTTGACGCGGCTGGTATAACGCGCGCCCGTTCAATCCTTCTCCGACGATTCCAGGAAGAGGCAAACCTTTCTTCACGTGTGGAAGAGAAGGTTACTAAGGAACTCTCTGGCGGCGGGATGGTGTTGGATGCCTAGAAGAGAATCGTTTGACCCTAACGATTACGCAGCTCAACTCTTAGAAGAACAGGTCAACCCACTTGACCCTGTTGATTGGGCTAAGAAGAAAGCAGGTGTTCATCTATGGTCGAAGCAGCAGGATATCATCCACTCATTGCAAACGTCAAAGCGAACAGCAGTTCAATCGGGTCACGGAATCGGCAAGTCTCTAACGGCCAGTGTTGCTGCGAGTTGGTGGGTCGACACTCACCCGCCGGAAGATACGTTGGTTGTTTCTACAGCTCCATCTGTGAAGCAGGTTCACGCGATTCTGTGGGAGGAGATTCGGAAGATCCATGCCAAAGCTAAATTACCCGGTGAAGTTCAGATTTCCGATAACTGGATTATCGGTCGACGCTTGGTCGGTTTCGGCCGGAAGCCACAGGATCACGACCGTGAGGCTTTCCAGGGCCTCCACAGGAAGTATGTCCTGGTCATTATCGATGAAGCTTGCGGTGTACCCGAATGGCTATGGCTCGCAGCATCAGCAATTACAACCGGTGACCAGTGCCGAATCCTCGCAATCGGAAACCCCACTGACCCTTCCAGCTACTTTAGGAAAATTTGTAGGCCAGGTTCGGGCTGGAATACAATCAAGATTTCGGTCCTCGATTCTCCCAGATTCACAGGAGAATTCCTCCCACCTGAGGTTATTGAAGACCTCACCGGACCAGGTTGGGTAGAGGATTCTAAGGTAGAACTCGGTGAAGGATCTGCTCTCTGGCAGTCCAAGGTGTTGGGTGAATTCCCTGACGTCGATGAGTTCTCTGTTATTCCTATGGGTTGGATCGATGCTGCACAGCAGAGGTGGATTGAGTGGGAGGAGCAGTCGGGCGGCCGTCCACCTGCCGATCAGAGGCTCATTACCGGTGCTGATATTGCGCGGTTCGGTGGAGACAAGACTGCATTCGCTTATCGATATGGTGATGTTTTCACCAAGGTAGAAGCTATGCCTAAGAAAGACACTGTCGGTACGGCAATGCTTCTCGCTGCTCGATTGAATCATGGGCGTGGCGACATGGGTGTTATCGATACTAACGGTGTAGGTGCAGGTACGTATGACTCTCTCAAGAAGACTGGGCATTACTGCCTCGGAGTTAACGTTGGAAACCGAACATCTCTTAAGGATAAGACTGGTCAGATCGAGTTCTATAATCTGCGTGCTGCTCTCATGTGGAACTTGCGAGAGGCGCTTGACCCTGCTCGTTCCCCGACAATGTGCTTACCTCCGGATGACCAACTCGCAGTTGATCTCAGCTCTCCACGGTGGAAGACAGTTCCCGGTGGGAAGATCGTCATTGAATCTAAGGACGAACTTCGCAAGCGAATTGGACGGTCTCCTGACAAGGGAGATGCAGTAGCACTTGCCTGGTGGGCATCAGCAGCCGGTGTATTGACCGACTTCTCTCAATCGTCATTCAATTGGGTTGAGAAGCCACGCGACAGTGATGAGGAAGCTGCTATAGACTGGGACGATAGCGATATTGAGGCATTTGATTCGGAAATGGTAATCTAATGATCCGTAGCGATGGATCGTCTAGTGGTTTGATTACAGGTGATCCCAGAGATGGAATCTCTCCCACAGTTGGCGCACCTGTAGTCGAACAGCTTTACGATGCTGATAATCCACCTAAGGGTGAACTCGGTTCGTCATTCGACTATCACTCTCCTTTCGGTGGTTGGGTAGACGGCGACGTTTACGCACCACATGAACCTTCTTTGTCTGACTACCATCACATGATCGATACTGATGGTACTGCGGCAAGCATTGAACTGATGCTTTCCTACCCTATTATCTCTGCGGCTTGGTCAATCGAGCCATCTAAGGGAGATAAGGGTGAGGCAGAATTCATCTACGATGCTCTGACTGCACTTCCACATCAGGGTGGACCACTCACTACTGTTGAGCAAATGGTTCAGCAGATGACCAGTGCCTTTACGAATAAGCGTGCTTACTTCGAGAAGGTATTTAAGATTAACGATGAAGGCAAAGTCGTCTACCACAAGCTTGCCTATAGACCTCCGGAGACGTGCGAACTTGCTTTGGATGCGCGGACGGCTGAGCCCAGAGGTTTCCGCCAGATGCCACTCATCTATCCGGGTGGGGAAGGGTACATCTCGAATCCCCTACTCGATCACAATGGAGATCGTTCGGGATGGGTCCGCGTCCCAAGTGATCGTGCTTTCGTTTATACGCATGGGACGTGGAGAGATCCACTCTTAGGCGTTTCTGCTATGAAGACGCCGTACTACATCCATCTTACTAAGCGTAAGGTTCGTTGGCTGTGGTATCAGTTCGCAGATCAGACTGCACTTCCAAAGACTATTGTTAAGAACCAAGATGAGATTCAAGCCCGTAACGATGCTCGCAAGGTTGCAACTCTTCGTGGTCGTTCGGTTCTGGCCCTTAATGCGGAAACTACCGTGGAAGCGTATGAATCCTCGGGCAAGGGTGCACAGTACTACGAAGGACTTCTCCACTATCTTGATGGAGAAATGCTTAACGCTGGTCTCATGGGATTCCTTCAGCTTACTGTTCAGTCGGCTACGGGCCGTGGTTCGTACGCTCTT